CAGTGCCGCGTCTGACCTTGTCAGACGCATTCCAATAGAGGTACGCCCCCTTTCTCAGGTCCGTAAATGTGGGACCGAGAAGTTCGCCTGAGCGAACATTGGTATAAGGTGTAAACCCGAGACCTCCAAGGTATTCGGGCATAAACCATGGCACACGCACTTTCGAGAGAACATCCCAATTACGGTGTGTGAACTCCGTCAAAACGGCATCAGCCATTGACGGAGGGCACGAGGAGGCGAGTTCGCGTTGACAAGCCCCGATGGTCGGAGTACGACTCTGACCCGGGACGGCATCCTTCATGCCGTTTCTCAGACCTGATCTTTTCAGGCCGAGAAGCAGACCCATGTTGATGTACGGTACCCGTACAAACCACATCGGTCTTTCACCTTCGAGTTTCCCCGAAGGATGAATGTTAGCGCGAAGCTCAGCGAGACGTTCCTGAATATCCAAACGTCTGACCGCAGGAGTCGCAAAACGTCGGAAATTCGTAGAATTCACGTTACAAAATTCACGTGAATAATACGTTTTTCCGACCGACTCTTTAAGTCCGACGTAGGACGTTACAGTCCGCCAAAGCCGACACCCGAGTCGCGTAGTGCGTGCAACGACATCGTCCCCATTTATTAACATGGGACAATGCCGAAGCATCATACGCTTCCCGGCTGCCTGCTCAAGGGCGTAACGTGTGCATGCTGCGTTAGCAATGCACAAAATCGGGAATGAAACGACACTACCCATCAGCTGACCAGTCGCCTGAACGCCGAAGTTTCCCTCGGCGTCCTGGAAGACGTGTCCGGTAAGCGCTCGCTTGAACATCCGATGTTCTGCAATTGACAACTGCAGGACAACCGATAGTTCATCGACGATCGCATCCGAGACCCACGAATGCAACTCATTAGTCGCATCCGCGTAGTCACCTGACAGGTAAAGTTCGTCATCTCGCAAACCTTCTCCGAGTGACTTCTGAACAATTTCAGCAGTCACCTCGGCACCCGTAAGGATGAAAGTCGGGTGATCTTTCAGGGTCCTCCAAAGGAACTTCTGTAACGGCTTAAAAGCTGTATACAGGAGTCCCGGACCTTTCGAGATCACACGAACTTTGAGAGCTTCCGGAAGCCCAACCGGATGTACCGTTGGAACTTCTCCTTCCGCGCGCGCCAACAACCGCCAGTAAAACTGTCGGAAGCGCCGCACGAAGTCAGAGTCGTTCACGGAATATTCCGTTTGAGCAGCTTCAGGCTCTCTCCTCTCTTCACCTTCCCGTCTCACTTTCTCAAAGTGTATGGAGGTAACATCGTTCCGAAGCCCATCGAGTAAGTCCGGATGTTCCAAGACACTCCCAATCGCACCAAGAGCCGCACGGCTATTGATGTAATTGGCAGATGTCGAAGGACAGAACGGACGAATTCGGTCGGCAATCGTATACGATTGACCTTCAAACACTTCTCGCACGGTTCGACGCAATTCACGCGTCACGACATCCTTCGTGACGTAGAATTCCTGATGCCGATTCATAATCGGTTCGTCAGACCAGTCCCGCAACCGCAAAAACGGTGGTGTGGGCTTGGGCGTCGTCAACTTCTTAACCATTTCCTGTTCAGCGGCCTTCACGGTCGCCTCATCAGGGCGTGGAAAACCTTTCTTACTGTAGAGAATCGTCGTGAGAAACTCACGTGATCTCTCAGAAGAGAGGACCCGCCGCTGCCAACGGGCAGCGCGACCGCCGAGCAAAACGCCCGGCTTGTCGTCCTCCGTCTTAAACGGAGCAACGGGAAGAGGTTG